GTATCCGTATATCCAGAAATGATGACTTTATCATCAGAAAGTGGAATAATTTTTGTAATATTATCGGAACGAGTTCCGCCAGAAATACCAGCGTATGCTTTTTGGAATACCAGCGTTGCACTCAGACCATCATTAGACTGAGTATACTTTGCAATAATGATATCTGGATTGTAAGCATCTAAGATTACAGAATTCGGTTTATTAATTCCAACAGCCCAAATTGTATTGCCATCAACATATACTTTTTGGACCTCGCTATAATTTTGACCAGAGGTTAACTCTAAAGTTTTCTCCCACTCTTTAACGCCACCAGCAGATAATTTTGCAATAAATGCAACTGTATTTCC